ATCGACAACACAGTCGAAGAAACTGTGATTGATCATAACGAGGAGTTTGCTGAAGAATGAACGACGAGTTCTTTGCCGATATATGGATGTTATTCAAGGAATATTTCGACAAGAAACATATTGAATTAGCAGCAGAAAAATTTGTAGATATGTTAATCGACTACGGTGTTGATGATACACGTTTACAAGAATTACTAGGAACTGATAAGCACTTAGATGCTGCTATTCAATATTACTTGGAAATGGATGACGATTATATTGATGAATGGGATGACTAATGGGATGGTATAGTCAGGTTAGCCGAGATATAAATCAAATACCGGCAGCTATACAATATTTTGAAAATGAAATAAACCAGGCAAAGACAGAAGTAAAGCTGAAAGGCAATGTTGAAAAACAAGCTTCTGAGATGCCTGGTATTGTTGAACATCGATTTAATCAGCTTCAAGAAATTGAAGCAATACTTGAATACTTAAATATAGAACTGCGCAGATTGCGTAGTAAATTTTTTAGACAATATCTTGAAAACTATCAACGAGCTCTGTCTAGCCGTGACGTTGAAAAATACGTTGACGGTGAAGCAGACGTTGTTGATTATGAAAAAATCATTAACGAGTTTGCATTACTACGCAACAAGTGGTTAGGAGTCTTAAAAGCATTGGACCAAAAGCAATGGCAGATAACTAATATAGTAAAGCTAAGAGTTGCTGGAATGGAAGATGCTACGTTATGAAAAAAGTTTTTGATTATTGGATGCCGGATAGTGACAATCATTTTGAACGTCTTATTAACAAAAGAGTGAACAACGGTGGACCACCCCAATATCAAGACGATGTAAGAGACGAAGCATACAAGTATGTTACAGATTTTGATCTTGCAATTGATGTAGGCGCTAATGTTGGCTTATGGGCAAAACCATTAACCAAAAAATTTAGTAAAGTTATAGCATTTGAACCTATGCCACAAGTGTTAGAATGTTTAGAAAAAAATGTGCAAGGATTACCTGTAGAAATAAATCGCTATGCATTAGGCAATACACAAGGTAATGTTGAAATGCAATGGGATCCTGTAAATACTGGCAACAGTCATATTACAGAAATTGGTTCAGGCACTATAGAAATAAAAAAATTAGACGATTTAAATTTACCTAAGTTTGGTATGTTAAAAATAGATTGCGAAAGACATGAATTACAAGTGCTACAAGGTGCGCACGAAACTATTTTAAAATACAAACCAATTGTAATTTGTGAACAGCATCCTGACACTGACTACAATGCAGGTGCGTATCTAAAAGAAGTGTTAGGAGCAGTTGAATTAGGTAATGTGCGAAAAGATTATATCTTTGGATTTGGAGGATAGTATGGGTGTAACTGTAATAACTACATATAGTCCAAATAATTATGCAGACTATGCAAAGCATTTTGTAAGCACATTAAAACGTTTTGCTGATCCTAGTATAAAGGTTGTAATATATACAGATCAACCGCAAGAATTTAGAAAAGAAAATTGGCATAATTTAATCTTAAATGATGTGTGTCCAGATTTGGTAGAATTCAAAGCACGTAACGGACACAAGCCTTTAAAACCAGGAAAACGTGGTTTTATTAAAGATGCTGTGAGATTTTCACATAAAAGCTATGCAATATGCCATGCTGCAATGAATTGCACAACAAAACAGTTAGTATGGCTGGATGCTGATACAGTTGTGTTAAGTCCATTGTCTACAAGATTTTTTAAAAGGAATTTGCCACAAGGTGCGTTTTGTAGCTATTTAGGAAGAGAACCTAAATATACCGAAACAGGATATTTACAATTCGACATGACAAATCCTTTTGCAAAAGAGTTTTTTGAAATGTGGAAGATGTATTATGATACAGATGCAATTTATAATTTACGCGGTCATTTAGATTGTCATGTGTTTGATATATGCAGAAAACAATTTGAAGTAAACGATGATATAATTGGACATAATCTTGCTAATGGTATTGATAAAAGTCACTTTAATAAAGTATTTAAAGGTAAAATGCGTCATAATAAAGGCGAATCAAAAATTTCATGGAAAAGTATTTAATTACAGGATCACATGGCTTTATAGGCAGTCATTATTACAAATATTTACAAAATCAAAATTCGTATGTTGTTCCGTATGATAAAAAAATACGTGGTGAAGATTTAGCAGATAAAAATACTACACAACTGCTGCCCGAATATGATGTTGTAATTCACCTTGCTGCAACTAATGGAACGAAATTATTTTACGAGCAACCTACAAACGTTTTAATCAACAACACGTTACCAACAATTAATTTAATCGAAAGATATAGAAATACACATACAAAATTTATATTTGCAAGCACCTGTGAAATATTTAATGGAGCAATAGATGCGGGTTATTACCATATTCCAACTGATGAGCAAGTACCGGTTATGTTTAACAACATTACGAATCCAAGATGGAGTTATAGCATTCCGAAAGCTCTCGGCGAAAACCTAGTTGCAAATAGTGGCTTAGATTATTTGATTATACGTTACTTCAATATATACGGTCCTGGACAAATTGATCATTTTATAAGCGAATTTGTAGAACGGTGTAAACGTGGCGAGTATTATATTAAAGGCGACGACACTAGAAGTTTTTGTTATGTAGATGATGCAATTGAAATGACCCATAGATTAGTAAAATCTACTTCAAATAAAACAGTTCATATCGGTAATGATCAAGAAGTTAAAATTAGTGTAGTTGCAAAACTTATAATGGGTATAATGGGCATCAATCCTGAACGTTTAGAAATACACCCAGGTCCTGCAGGCAGTGCAAAGCGTAGATGTCCTGATACAACACTTGTACAAATGTTAACCGATTTTAACAATTATACATCTTTAGAAACTGGGTTAAGAAAAACAGTTGAAAGTTTAATATGAAGATAGGTATTATAGGATTAGGTGCTGTAGGCACAGCAAACAAAGAAGGGTTTGAACATGTAGGACATGAAGTGTTAATACATGATATTAAATTTAACACAAACATTCAGGATGTATTTCCAGCAGAAATAATTTTTGTATGTGTGCCTACACCAAAAGCAGATAACGGTAGCTGCAATACAACTATAATAGAAAATATAATTAGAGAATTAAATTTATTTAATTACAAAGGTATAGTTGCAATTCGTAGCACTGTAGAACCAGGATTTACAAAAAACATAATAGCAAAATATAAAAGAATGAACTTGTGCTTTGTTCCAGAGTTTTTAAGAGAACGTTGTGCTAGTGATGATTTTATAAACAATCATGAATTATTAGCAGTAGGAACAGACTGTGTTTTGACATTTAGAAAAGTGGTAGAAGCACACGGCACACTTCCAAAAAATGTTATTCATTTAACACCAACAGAAGCCGAAATATTAAAATATTATAATAATCTTTATGCAGCATTACGCATTACATTTGCAAATATTATGTATGAATTGTGTGAAAAATATAATACAGATTATACTGTTGTAAAAGATGCTTATATTAAAACTGGCAAAGCAAAAGATATGTATTTAGATGTGACTGATAATTTGAGAGGTTATGGTGGAATGTGTTTACCTAAAGATGTTTCTGCTATTAATCATTTATTTAAAAAATTAAATTTAGATTATACATTATTAAACAGTGTAGAAGAAGATAATAAAAAATTCAAAACTACTGTTTTTAATGGTATGCGTGATGACACATAGTCAGTCATATCAAGATTTATTTGCATTACAAGTTTGCAAAAATAAAACCTATATAGAAATAGGAGCAAATCGTCCTGTCAAAAGAAATAATACATATCTTTTAGAACAAAACAATTACAAAGGATTTAGTATTGAATTTTCTAAAAAATGGAAAGATAGTTGGAAAAACAGCAATAGAAAAAATCCTATATATTTTGCAGATGCTATAAATTTTGATTATAAAAAAGCAATACAAGAAACAGGTATAACAAATCAAATTGGTTATCTAAGTTGCGATATAGAACCAGCTACTGCAACATTCTCTGCATTACAATCAGTAATTAATTCAGGTGTTGAATTTGAATGCATAACATTTGAACATGATTTGTATGCTGCAAAAAAAGATATACGTGAAAATGTAGATAGGTATCTTGTAAAAAAAGGTTACAGGGTTGCTGTATCAGATGTATACTTGTTGACAGATAAAACAAAATTATATGAAACTTGGTATGTCAAAAACAATGTAGAGTTTGAAACTTGCAGATTTGAAGAGTATATCAAAACAATCAAACAATCATAATAGTAGCATATAAATACCTTATGAAGGTAGTATTGGTTACAGGTGGATTTGATCCACTGCACTCAGGACATATTGAATATTTCAAAGCAGCACGAGCGTTAGGTGATCACCTTGTAGTAGGTGTTAATAGTGATGCTTGGCTCACACGTAAAAAAGGCAAAGCATTTATGCCTTTTGAAGAACGTTGTGCAATTATTAAAGAATTAGATTGTGTAAATGAAGTCATTGGGTTCGATGACGATGACGATACTGCCTGTGCTGCAATATTTAGAGTGCTGTCTACAGTAGGCAGTCAAACGAAAGTTATATTTGCTAACGGCGGTGATAGAACCAAAGACAACATTCCAGAAATGATATACAATGATGTAGAGTTTGTGTTTGGCGTAGGCGGTGAAGATAAAAAGAATAGCAGTAGTTGGATACTTAAAGAATGGAGCCAGCCTACTACTGAACGTGCCTGGGGCAAATACACTATACTAGACAAAGGCAATGGTTGGCAAGTAAAGCAACTTGAGTTTTATGAAGAACATGCACTAAGTGATCAAAGACATTTTAAACGCAGTGAACACTGGCACGTTGTAGACGGTGTAATTAATATGTTCTTAGAAGACAAGTCTGGTCGTAGAACTAGTCATTTACTTGTGCCAGGAGATAGTATTGATATACCAAAAGGGTATTGGCACAAGGCTGTAAACTTGGACAACAAAAGTGCAAAAGTAATTGAAGTATGGATGGGCAACGAATTAACTGAAGATGATATAGAAAGAAGAGATTAATGAAAGTATTTGTAGGCTACGACACAAGAGAAGATATTGCATATCAAGTATGTAAACATAGTATCGAAAGTAAGAGCGAGCTGGCCGATGTGCGTCCGTTAAAACAACAAGAACTACGTGACGCAGGATGGTATACTAGACCAATAGATAAACTTGCAAGCACAGAGTTTACATTCACACGTTTCCTAATACCAGAACTTACCAACTTCAAAGGTTGGGCATTGTTTATGGATTGCGATATGATCCTCACAACAGATATAAAAGAACTATTTGACCAAGCAGATCCAAAGTATGCTGTAATGTGTGTGCAACATGATTATACACCTAAAGAAGGCACAAAGATGGATGGGCAAAAACAAACTATCTATCCACGCAAAAACTGGTCAAGTGTAATGTTGTTTAATTGTGGTCATCCTAGTAATGCAAAACTCACAATGGATTTAGTAAACGATCCAGAAATAAACGGAGCATATCTGCACAGATTTAGTTGGTTAAAAGATGAAGAAATTGGAGAATTGGATCACACTTGGAATTATCTTGTTGGTGTTTACGATGACATTGATAAACCCAATTTGATACATTACACAGAAGGCGGTCCTTGGTTTGAGAATTATAGAGACTGTGAATTCAACGAACTTTGGAAACAAGAACTATATGATATGTTTAAGTAAAAACAAATCAGATGAATATATTAATATGTTCGCAGAAGGAATGCAATTTCCTATATACGATTATAATGAAAATTTTCCTAGCAAAGGAGACTTGTTAATACGCAGCATTATGAAAAAAGAAATAATGCATGAGTGTTGGAATACAGGTAGAAATTTTTATTATATGGATAGCGGATATTTAGGCAATCACAAGTATCGTTTGAATCCTGCAGGACACAAGTATTATCATAGGATTGTAAAAAATGGCTTACAACACGATGAAATAATAGAACGTCCTGACGATAGATGGAAAAGATTAGGATTAGAAGTCAAACAAAATAAACGCACAGGTAAACATATTTTACTTGTATTACCAAGTGCAAAGCCTTGTAAGTTTTACGACATAGCATTAGACGAATGGACTGAAGAAACAATATTCAAAATAAAAAGATTTACAGACAGGCCTATAAAGATAAGAGAAAAACAACCAAGACATGTTAGGTTAAATAACTCTATATACGATGATTTAAAAGATTGTTGGGCTTTGGTTACATATCAAAGCATAGCAGCAGTTGAAAGTGTTATTAGTGGAGTGCCAGCATTTACGTTAGCACCTACAGCAGCAGATCCAGTTTGCGATAAAGATTTGCGCAAACTAGAAAATCCAACACTTCAACATAAAGATAAATTGCATGCCTGGGCACATCATTTAGCCTACGGACAATTTCATATAAGTGAAATAAAAAATGGCACTGCATATAGGATATTGATGAATGAAAGTAGTTAGTTATTTAAATAGTGTGCCAGCAGGTAGTTTAGGCGTTAACAGTCAAAAAGAATTATTGTTACGATATTTTGTAGCAGGTATAAAATACCCTGATAGAGGATTTATACATGCTGGCAGAGATCTTGATGTTAATGCAGACGTTGGTGTAATACAAGGATGGGTGCATGAAAATACAAAAGCACCTCATCTACAGGTTAGAAAAAATGTAATCCGCATGTATAAAAAACAAGAGAAACATGTGATTGCTTGTGATGCTAACTTATTTTTATTTCACAACAAAGAAAATCCTTGGGGATATTTAAGATATAGTTACGACGGTGTGTTTCCTAACACAGGAAATTATTGTGATACAGAAATAGATCCTAAACGTTGGTTGCGTATTAGTAACACAATAAAATTAAAATTGCACGAGCCAAAAAAAGGCGGCTCACACATACTGCTTTGTTTACAACGTAATGGAGGCTGGAGTATGGATGGATTGAGTGTAACTGAATGGATTGCATCCACTGTAAAGAAAATACGCAAATACAGCGACCGTCCTA